TGTTCTCACTGTCTCTGTGACCCCTGTATATGCGGAAGGGGATACTCCAATCACTGCGGTTGCCAATCCACAGGCAACCTCAACAGGAAGTGTAACAAATCAGGCAGTTCAAGTTTTACAAGGTCCATACGTTACCAACTCATACGGTGGTGGCGTAAGTTGTCAAGGACCAACGTTTAACCTGACACCATTTCTTACTACGACTAACAGCGGTCAAAGACCCTTTGAAGATTATGCCAACATTGATAATGACCCTACCACTCCTTTAGAAAGAACTGGGCAGAAGGATAACTGGGCAAAGAACTTTGGTATCTCTGGGACTATCTCCATTCCTTTGGATGGTGGTCTTCAGGCACGCTGTAAGGAAGCGGCAGAGACTTGGACTAATCGCCAGAAGGCGGAGACTGATAAGGCACGTTTGGACTTTGAGCTCGTCCGCCTTTTAAAATGCGGCGAAGCAATGAAGGCTGGGATACATTTTCATCCCCAGTCTCCGTATGCGAAGATATGTGCTGATGTTGTTGTTGTGTCCAATGGAGGTATTGTTCCTTCTTCTGCTGCTTTAATTCCTTCTGGAACGTCTTCAAAACCTTCTTCTTCAGTTCCAGTTGGGCAGCGAAGTCAACCTGTAACTCATAAGGCGTCAGGTCTCGGTGGAGCCGTTTCTTTGCCTGGACGTACAACTGCTGGACAATAGGTTTCATTTTACCTACCATCCATTCCACCAAAGATTTCCCAACAATTGCCGCAGCAACGGAAGCAGTAGCAGTAGTCCCAGCAAGCATAACTTGCTCTTTAGGAGGAATTGGGACTTCTCCGATGAGGGGTACTTCAATGACTGGTACTCCTAAGTTTGTTGTTGGTGGTGGTGTAACTATCTGTGTTTCTTGTGGAACCTGAACTGCAGGAGGAACCACAGGAGCAGCGGGTGGTAGTTGCCTAGACTTCTCTTCTTGGGTTTCTTCCTTTTCTTTCTGTGAATTCTGCCCTTCTACTATTTGTTTCCATTGTTCCGTTGTTGGAACATCAATCGGTTCATAGTAAGGAAGTTCAGCAGTAGGAACTTGGACTACTGGTTTCTGTAGAGACCTTATGGATGGTGTTAAAACAACAGGTGGTTCTAATCTACGAACAACTGGAACTTCAACTTGTTGTACTTGTATCTCTGGGATTTCCATTTTTGTTTTTAAAATACCAACCTAACCATTTCCAAAAAAACATTAAACCAGCAATAGCAGCAACCCAAGCAAATCCAGTGAATCCACTAAACTCATTCATACATCCTTTAAATGGACCAAGATTAATTTCCCCATCACATACTGTCCGAGTATAACTATATCCTGGCGGTATATTTGGAATAGTTGCAGTAGAAGGTTTTGAGGGTGGTAGGGGGAGATTAATTTCTTCCTTTACACCACCACCAGTAGGTTCTGGTGTTATTTCTTCAATAATAACAGGAAGGAGGGGGTGGAGGAGGAGTAACTTGTGTAATTTTTTCTTGGAAACCCCAAGTTACTCCAATTGTTGGAGTTCTCATTATTCCACAAGAGTTCCTTTTGCTCTACGGATTTCTCTGAGTGGTTCCCAATCCTTATCTTTTGTTCCACCATCATAAGCAAGAGCATATCCTTCAGTAATCATTTGGTTATTGAGAGATACTTCTTCACCATTGATATAAAGATTTCCAATGATGCGACCATACTTCTCAGTAGAGTCTGGAAGTTCTGTGCGAATGATAATATCTTCCGCACCTTCCAGTCTGTGCTTTAACCAATTCTTCGCATCTATTCCGAGTTCTTTTTCTTTGAGGTCTTTCGTGCGGCTCTCTGGGGTATCAACACCAGCCAGACGAATTCGTTTAGTGAGACTAATATCAAACCCCAAATCAATGTCAGCATCAATGGTGTCGCCATCTACAACTCTTCCAACTGACTTAATTCTGTAAATATACGGATCTTTTTCTGACATTAGAAAGGAAGTTTAAACTCTTTCGTATTTAGTTTAGGCAGTGGAAGTTTCTCAAATGCCTTGTTGACCTGCTTCTCTACAACAGCACCAACAAACTCTTCTGGGTTGTCTAAAATCTTCTGTGCTTTTTGATAGGTGATATATGCTCCTACACCAATCGCAGCACTAATGCCTAGACTCGTCAGGGACAGAATCAGACTGAGGTGTTTCATATTTGTTACACTCCTTCTAAGTTTTTCTCTACTCTGTTTTAAAAATTTAGCAAGGTCTGCAGTTGATCCAACAAACATTAGTATTGTTGACGGTTGTCGGATTTTTATTTTTAGGACCTTCTTCAAGATCGTGCAATTTCTGCTGTAATTGCATTAACTTGTCAGTGGTGTCACCAACACTTTTAATTAGTTGCCCAGCAACTTCATAGGCTCTTGGAGATTGTGTTTCATCTGCAAGTTCCATTATCCCATTTAATGTCTCTTGCCCCTTTTCAATTAAAGAGTACAACTGACCACGAGTATACTCATAATCTTTTTGAATCTCACTTTTCATTTTATTTTCTGGTTTCTTAACCAAACTCAGTTGGTTCCGATTCAACTATTGCAGAATCAATATCCAAAGCCTTATCAATAGAATCAAAATCTTTCATAATTAACCGTCAGTTTGTGTTCCTGGTTGATACTTCCTAGAATCTGTGAAGAAACTTACTGTCTCATTAAATCCAAAATCATCATCTGGACCAGCACTAATAGGATCTGGTTCGACACTGTATCTCATTTCTCGCTTAGCAGTTGAAACATTTGTTCCAGTATATTGGTCAACCTGAACCTTGCGAATAAGACCATCTGTTGTATCGGAGATGGGACCAAACAGATATGTTTTAGCCGTAAATCTTAATGTATAAATTAATGCCCTTCTAGTCTCAAAGTTTCCTTCATAATCATCCGTAAAACTTATACTTTCTAAGACGATAGGAACATCTTTCTTTTCATTGATTGAACTAATTAAATCAATTGTTATATTGAATGATGGTTGAAAATATGGCAAAATTTGCTCAATGATCTGCAGAGCATCATCATTTAATTTTGATAGAACATTTAATTCAAACTCAAGATTATATGGTACTGGCATATAAATCTTTTTCAGATTTGTGCCATCTGATGCCTTGAATGTTTGGGTAATTGATTGCTTTCTGGATGGATCATAAGTGATACCAGTCATCTCAAAAGATAATCTTGGCAAAGTCAACGCAACAGTCTTGTTTAGTTTGGGTTGTTGTTCGATTCTTGCCAAAAACTTCTGAACAGGTCCATATGCAATGGCGACTTTGAGATTACTCTCAGTATTGCCAGACCCATCATCGTGTTTGATGTGTATATCATTAAAGATAGTACCAAAAGCAATAATGGTTTTTCTTATTACTTCATGGTAGTAATATGTTCCTAACATTAGTATTCACCAAATGGGTTTGACTCACTAAAATCAATAATTTCTAACGCTGCAGTTTCAATATCATCATTCTCGAAGACATCTGCACCTGTTCCACTCTGCTCAACATTATTAGCGTTATAAGATACAACGGCATATGTTGCGCTAGAAGCAGCTCCAATAACAATCTCTCCAGGATAGAAAGATCCACTATTGACAACGATTCTGAGTACCTTAGTATCAGTATCCCAAGATCTTACTCTTCCAGTTGTTCCAGAAGTTTGTCCGGTAATTTGTTCATCAACGATGAATGTTCCGATACCAGAGATGATTGGGGGGTTGGCAATTGTAATTGTAGCTGCAGAACCTACGGTATAACCGATACCTGCATCTCTTATATAGATAGATCCGATACCAGAGGTTAAAGGATTCTTAATCGCTACAAGAACAGCAGTAGTAAATCCAGCGTATGCTGTGTTTGGTCCACCAACTGTTACTATTGGAGCATTTCCATAATATCCAGATCCAAGCGAACTTACGCCAAGAGTTACGGCACTTATAGCAGTGTCGCTTAAAATTGCAGTTGCAGCAGCTCCAGAGGCACCTGTTCCACCACCAGTGATGGTAATTTTTGGTGGTGAAGTGTAACCACTACCAGTGCTCTTGAGAAGAATTTCTTTGAGTGAATAGGAACCACCTTTGTATGTGACAATTCCAACAGCAACAGCAGTAGAACCTGATAGTGGTGGATCTACAATAACGGATGGTGGTTCTGTGTAACCAGTTCCATCATTTGTTACTAAGATCCTTCTAATTTGTCCAGTAACGGCTGCACTCGCAGATGCTTCTGCTCCAGCGGTAGACCCAGTTCCAGTAAGAACAAGTCTGGTGATGTATCCAACATCATCCATTGCTTCTTGAATCTCATCAACACTAGTGTCGAAGATTTCGTCTTCATATTCAAAGAGTTCACAAGATAACTCGTAAATATAATTTTTACCTAATTGATAGAAAGGATTCTCAAATTCGACATGCTTGATTTCAAAAAGTCTTTGTCCTAGTGGGAAAAAGATCAAATCACCTTCTCTTGGTCTTTGATCTAGGATAATTAGAGAATCATCAAATGATTCTAAAAATTCTCCGATAAAAGTATCAAATCTTTCTTTTGATATAGTTAAGGATATTTCATTAGTAGATTTTATTCCAAACTTCGTAAGGACATCTGAATTTTTTCCATATCCCTCAAAGTTATTCACATACGCTTCAATGAGATAGTTATCAGAAAATTCTGATGTTACTATCTCCTTTAGAATGGTCTTTCTATCAATGACTTGCCTTGGCAGATAATAAACATCAACGCCATAAATCTTCAGGTGCTCATTAATGAGATCCTGAATTAGGAATTGCTCGTTGGCTGTGCCCTGAAGAAAAAATGGGTTGAGTGCCATTATCCAATATCATCCATAGGTGGAAGTTCGTATGTAGACTGGAACTCATCCATAAGTTTGGTGATCTCAGCCATTGCATCGTCATAAAGTTGACGACCGTTGAGTTCAATTCCTCCAGGTAATTTTACCCCTTGGAACTTGATTAGGTTTTGTCCCCATTGTCTCTTTATCTGAGAGACAACGTATTCGTTTTAACCAACTATCATTATATATTTTGCTAAAATCTGCAGGATCTACGGCTCTATAGCAATCAATAATGATAAAAGTATTGGGAGCGGCTGCCGCCCAATCCATATCGATGTATAGTCTACCTTGTCTCACATTAAACCTAACATGACGTTCTGGTGTTAAAATGAAATCAATATCTGCAAGATATGACTTTACCATCGTGTAGTGTAATAATTCAACACTACTGAAATAGTATAAATCGTTTAGAAATAGTTGATATTTGATACTGAACATACCAGAGTTGATTACACTCTGGTCAAACTTAAATACTCTAACTACACTTTGAACAGCATCAGGAACTTGTAAAAAGTTTCCATTTTCATAGAAATTGAAAGTGGTTGAAATTCCGGCAATATTAGCAGAAGCAGTTGTCGTTGTAATACCTGCTTCCCCAGGACGGCCAGCTCTTCCTCTATCAATATCTTCCTGAGTTACAATATATTTGAGATAGGTCCTCTCAATACCATTATAATGTCTCTCATTGAAGAACTGAATGGCATCATCAATAATGTCATCCAGTTGTTCATCGGCAACATTAATTTCTAGTACAGGAGCACCGAGTTGTCTAAGAGCATAATCAATTAACTCTTGTTTTGTGGTTGGCTTTGCCATTTTTCACCTCTCTTAGAAAGTTCCAGCATCAAGCGTATCAGTCCAGATGGGTAATTCCGTCAGTTCCTGTAGTCAGGATGTAATTTGAAGTGGAAATACCGCTGTCTGTAGCAACACCAGACTTAACAAGACCATTAGCATCGAAGTATGCAACACCATTGGGTCCATCGTAGGGATTTTCTCCATTGGGTTGATAGTAAATACCAGCAATGTCGAGGAAACCTCTAACACCAGTAAAACTATTACCAGTTGGGGTTGCGTTTGGAATATAAGTCCACTTTGCGGTAGTGGTTAATGTTCCAGTAGAATTTAAGACTGTTTTAGTTACAGCACCAAAGTATCCTCTACTTGTTACAGCAGTGGTTCCAATACCAGAGGAAATATATTCATATTCAATACCTCTATCAGCCGTATCTGCTCTTGCCTGAGAGAACGTAATTGTAGAAGCAGCCCCAATAATTTGATATGTTGGTTTGTCGAGTGTAACAACTCTTGTTGCGGTATTAACAGAGTAAACTATCGAGTTTGTTGCAATACCTGCTCCACTTACAACATCACTTGTAGAAACACCAACAACTGTATCGAGTGTCAGTGTTGTTGCTCCAAGAGAAACTTGACTTTCAACAGTTCTTTCGGAACTTGTATCGCCAAGTCTGATTACGGGATCATTAACCGTAACCGTTGTTGCATTTTCCGAGATGGTAGAACCATCAATTTGCAGGTCACCCTTAATTACAACAATACCACCAGCACTCAGAGCGCCGGGATAGGGATCCAGATATAAGATACCAGTGCTGGATTTTGTCGAAATTACATTGCTGTTAATAACAATATCATCAACTTCTAATTGCCCAGTAATTGTGGCCACACCAGTCATGGTTGCGCCACTTGCAAAACTGGTAAGACCCGTAACGGTCAGATTGTCATCAACTACAACTAAGTTTTCGTAAGCAGTCAAGAACAGTTGTCCTGCTCTTGTTCCAATTACAGTGGTGTTGGCAACACCAATTGTAATGTCGTTGACATATGCCTGACTAAATGCTCTTCCAGAGGTGCCAATATATGCACCCTTATCGGTATCTGGAATGATGCCAGTGTTGAACTTGGCTTCACCATTGTATGTGGAAATTCCAGAAACATACAACATTGTGTTGAGTTCTGTTTGTCCACCCTCAACACGCATACCATTTTGAATGGTTGCTTGGTCATCGATGATTACGATACCACCAGCGGAGTCCAGTGTTAAGTTGCCGCTATCGGTATCAATCTCACCAGTGCCGTTAACTGCGATCTGAACGTTGTCAGCTCTCAGTTCGTTAATCTTTTTATTGGAGTCTACAACGATTGCCTTGTTGGCAATCAGAGTGCCATGCAGTGCAGTGTATGCGGGAAGCAGGTCTGTATAGTATTCACCACCGATGGGGATGGGAGCATCTGCTGTTCCATCTGGGTGACCAATATACAGTTTTCTGTAAGTTTTACCTGAACCTACATTACTACTGTCGTAAACGTAGATAAGTTCACCTTGGGCAGTACCTTCGCCGCCAGGTGCTAAGTCTGGTACACTAACTCCTAGTGTACGTCTGATTTTGATTATGGATGCCATTTTTTAGAAG